AAAACACTAAAAGAAAATGGCCCACAAGCCAAAAATAGAATTTGGCATCTAATGAACCACTCTACAGACAAGCCTATTGCTAAGCCATATGAGATGATGGAAGATGCTTATGGTTTAAAGGCAAGTATTAAGATACCTAATACGACTTTAGGTAATGACTTGTATGAGTTATATAAAGATGGTCATATCACAGAACATAGTATCGGATTTCAGACTATTAAGTCACAACAGAAATCAGGGTACAATGAAATCAATGAAATAAAATTGTTTGAGGGAAGTTCAGTATTGTGGGGTGCAAACGCAAATACACCAACAGTAGGAGTTAAAAGTCAGATTAAGTCAACTCTAGTTGATGAGATGGGTAAAACCATTAAGTCATTGAGAAATGGACACTTTACTGATGAAACTTTTGAGTTGTTAGAACTTAAACTCAAGCAATTACAACAATATCTATCTGAGATGGAAGATGAACCTTCAATCACTCCTGAGCCAACCGCTGAAGAAGCATTGCCAACTGAGGAAGCTGATCCGATGATTTCCGTTGAACTAGAGGTAAACAAATATTTACAATCATTTAAAATTTTCAACTAATGGTAGAAGAAATTAAAAGTGCATTCGAAGGCATTAAATCCGAAGTAAACGGAGCAATCGAAAGTGCGAAGGCTGATAATGCTAGTGCATTAGAAAGCGTAAAGGCTGAATTAGAAGCTACTAAAGCTTCAATTACAGTTGTTAAGGATGAAATAGAAAAATTGGAAGCAAAACAAAATCGTGTTAAAATGAATCAAACTGAAGTAAAAGGGTTTAATGCTACCCTTGCAGACGCTATCGAACAAAATGGTGATAGCTTAGCGAAATTAGCTCGTGGTGAACAAAAGCGTACAAGCTTTATCTTGGACACAAAAGCAGTTGGTAATATGACAGAAGCGGTTAACCTTACAGGTGACATCACTCGTCAATATGCTAATCAAGTATATGCTTTACCTAGTCGTAAAGTGCATATGAGAAGCTTATTACCAATCGGTAGTTTATCTCAAGGTTTATTTACTTTCCCTTACGAAAGTGGTGGAGAAGGTGCACCTGCAACTCAAACTCAAGGTTCTTCTAAAGCTCAAGTTGATTTTGATATTACAATGAAAGATGCAGCAGCTCAGTACATCGCTGGTTATGTTCGTATCTCTCGCCAAATGTTAGATGATATACCTGCTATGACTTCTTTCTTACAATCTCGTTTGTTAGAGAAGTATTTAGTTGCTGAAGATGCTCAAATCTTAAGTGGTGATGGTACTGCTCCTAACTTACAAGGTATCCTTCCTGTAGCTACTGCTGCAACTGGTGCTGCTACTGTAGATGTTGAGCAATTAGTTCAAGCTATTGCTCAGTTAGAAACTTCTAACTATTCTGCAACAGGTATTTTAGTTAACCCAACTGATTGGGCTGCTATCATGAATACTAAGAATACTAACTCTGCTTACACTTTACCTGCTTCTACAGTTGTTACAACTGATGGTAGTGTATCTATCGCTGGTATCCCTCTTTACAAATCAACTGCAATCGCAGTAGATAAGTTTGTAGTAGGTGACTGGTCTATGGGTGCTCAAATCATGCAAAATCAAGGTATCTCAGTTCAATTCTCTGAATTTGATGCTGATAACTTTACAAAGAACATGATTACTGTAAGAGTTGAAGCTCGTATCGCTTTACCTATCTATTACGCAGGTGCGTTTATTTATGGTGATTTTGGTAATGTTGCTTAATCTTTAATTAGATTTACAATACAAGGGATAGCCTAGAAAGCTATCCCTTTTTGTTTACACTAAATTTTAGTTATTTTTGTAAAAATTAGCATAATGCAGATACTAAGAGATGTAACGACTACAGTAGCCCCTTCGGCAACAATCGTTACCTTACAGACCGCAAAGGATTATTTAAGAGTAGATTATAGCGAAGATGATACTTTGATTACTAACCTTATAGAAACCGCTAGGATCAGATTAGAGCAGTACGCTTCAGTTGCTATGACTGCTAGAACCCTAAAGGTAGTAGCTTATGTAGATGAGTTTATAGAGCTTCCTTATGCTCCTATAAACAGTATTACATTGGTAGAGTATTGGGATGGTGCTGCATGGGTAGCAATGGTACTTGGGGATTATAGAGTTATAGGTGATACCTACAAAAAGGTTTACTTTAATTCACCTCTTATGAGTGACTTTAGATTCACTTATACTTGTGGATATGCCACTACTCCAGAGTCTATGAAAACGGCCTTGTTGAAGATGGTAGGTGATTTATATGAGTACAGAGAATCAAGTGTTGAAAGCTCTAAGCCTTCAGCTAACTTAACAACGGCTTACGAACTAATGAAACCTTACAAAAGGGTAAGTATTATTTTCTAATGATAGGACAATTAAAAAATAGGATTACATTTAATACTAAAACAAGCGTTTCTGACAGTGCAGGAGGGTTTGTGAATACTTTAGTACCATACTACACTTGCTGGGCTGAATTGGTCACTAATACCAATTCTAGGACTAATATAACAGGTAGGGATAGTATTAACGATGGAGCTACATTTAGGATCAGATATACAACAGGCAAGACATTTACTAATGCTCTTGTAATAACTTGGAAGTCAAGGACTTATATGATTAACTCTATTATTAACGAAGCTGACTTGAATCAATATTATTTAATAGGTTGTGCAACACTTAAGTAATGGAGCTAAAAGTAAGAGGCATAGAAAAAATAAAGCTAAAATTTGCTAAGGGTTATGAGCAGTTTAAGCAGCATACTATTAATGAATTAAATACAATGGTTGCCAACATAGCTCAACAAGCTAGTGGCGATGCTGCGGATTTACCGCCTATACCTACAAGAGCAAAAAAGCCATATGAGAGAACAGGATTCTTATCAAGAAGTATTAATTCAATGCCTTATAATGCAGGTTTTGCAGAGGTAGTAGTTAATGCTAAGTATGGCCCATATGTGGAGTTTGGTACAGGTAGTGGGTTTAGTGTTCCAAAAAGAAAATATAATATAGCCAATAAAAATATTTTGCCATACGCATCTATTTTTAGAGGTAGAGGATTAAGAAACAACAATATGCCATATAGGTCTTACTTATTTGCTAACTTTGATATTGAGTACCCAAAGGCATTAAAAAGGATTAGAGCATTTAAAATCAAGTAAAAAGAAATATAAATATATTTCATTAAATTTGTACCAAAATGAAGGACTGCGGATATGCAATAAGAAAAGCTTATTACGATAAGTTGATAACGGCTTCCTACTCATTAGCTGCCTATGATACCATAGCACCTGATACAGTAGAACCGCCTTTTTTAATTATCAGCAGTCAAACACAGGCAGAGGATAGCAATAAACAAAGTTTTGCTTTTAATGTTACTATCCAATTTGACATAGTTTATAGGACTTTTAAAGCAGGAGAAGTAGGGCAAAAAACGGTAGATACTTATACCAATGAATTATTGGAAATAATAGGTACATATCCAGGTGGTTATCCAAATGCAGGGCCTGACTTTAATATAGTCACTAGAAAGGTTAGTAGTAATATTGCTACCTTTGACTATGTCGATGAGGCATATGTGTTTAGAAGGGTGATAACAATGGATCATTTCGTGAATCAATTAACATAATATAAAATAAAATAAAATGGCAACAACAGGTGTATTTAACGGAACTTCATTAGTAGTTCTAGTCAATAATGAAGTAATAGCGTATTCTACTTCTTGTTCTTTAAGCATTGCAATAGATGCTCCAGACGCTTCTACAAAAGAAAGTGGTGGATGGGCTGATGAGATTCGCGGACAAAGGTCTTGGTCTTTAACGACTGATGGCTTAGCTACAGTTTCTCCAACAACAACAATAGCTACCTATGTAAGTCTTCCAGAATTAAGTGCATTGGCATTAACTGGAGCTCCAGTTACAGTTATGTTTACTACAGTTACATCAGGTGGAGCAACTCCAATTGTAGATGATGCTAAATGGTCAGGTTCTGCGTTTATTGAAAGTCTTGACATGACTGCCGATATGGAGAACCCAGTTACTTACTCAGTTTCTTTTAAAGGAACAGGAGTATTGACTCAAGGTAAAAACTAGAAACTAAAAAACCAAACATATGAGAGGACAATTTGAACTAACTCTTTCCGATGGAAAGAAGATACCGATGCGTTTTTGTACTTGGAGTCTTAAAAGATTTTGTCAATTACAAGGGATAGGGCCTTCTGATATCGGAGAAGCCTTAAGTGGTAAAGACTCAATAGATGCTATTGTTAACTTACTAAAATCGGCTGCTGAATATCCATTATATGCTCAAGGCATTACTCCAACCTTTACGGAAATGGAAGTATGCGATTGGATAGATGATATGGGTGGAATGACTAGCCAAAAGTTCCAAGATGTCATGAAGACACTTTCGGATAGTATGAATAGCGGTATAGATGATAAGCAAACAAAGTCAAGTAAAAAAGATGGAGTAAAAAAAAATTAGAGTGGATTGACATAGAAAGATATACAATGGGGGAGTGCAAAGTGCTTCCCCATTTGTTTTGGGAGATGACGATGGCTGAATTAGATTTTGTTTGGTATGGATATAGGCATGAAGAGGAACAACAATGGATTAGAACTAGATGGCAGACAACCCTATTAATTAATATCCAATTACCAAAAGGCAAGAAGGTTAAGCCACAAGAGCTTATTGAATTAGACTGCGATACTCGTAACTTTGTAAAACCAAGAGTAATGACAGAAGATGAGCTAAAAGAGGTTTTAATTAAATATAAAATCGTTAAACCGACAATATAATGGCAGCAGATGATTTAATGAAAATTAGGATTACGGCAGATTTTAAAGAAGCTGAAGGTGCGTTTTTAAAAATGGCTAAAGTAGCTACTGCTTTTGAAAGTGATTTTAAAAGAATTGCAGGTGGATTAAATAAAGAGTTTAATAGAATTAATGGTATGGCTGAATTATTCGGTGATACCACTAATGTTGTTAAAGACAAAATGAATGCCCTTAAGAGAGCAATGGATCAATTAATGGCAACAGGGCTACAAGCAATGAACCCACAAGTTCAAAAATTAAAAGCACAATATGATGCTTTAGCTGCTAGCATAACTCATACTACAGAAGAAACAACAAAGGTATCAAAGACTACTAAGGAAGCAGGAAACTCGGTTAAAAAATCTAACCAACAATGGACTAACTGGGCATTAGTATTACAGGATTTACCTTATGGTTTTAGGGGTATTCAAAATAACTTACCTGCATTAATGGGTGGCATAGCAGGAATGGCAGGGCCATTATATTTAGTCGGTTCAGCAATAATTGCTTTATTTACAGCATGGGATCAAGGTTCTTTTAAAGCAGAACAAGCTATTGACAGAGTAGCTGAAGCACATAAAAGGAATACAGAGGTTTTAACTAAAGGCGCAGAAGCAGAAGCGGAAGCATTAGTTGAAATGAAAAAAATGTCGGTTATTTTTGATGGTGTTAGAGATGGAAGTATTACAGCAGAGGCTGCTCTTAAAACATATAATGAAACATATGGTGAAACATGGGGTATAGCTAAAGGTGTAAATGAGGCGGAAGATAGTTTTATAAAAAAATCTAGTCTGTATGTAAAGGCCACTGCATTAAGAGCAATGGCTAATGAAAAGTATGCACAAGCTCAAGAGGCCTTTAAAACAGGGAGATTAGCGGCAGGTCAAGATCAAACATCATTCTTAACTAAGTTTGCTGCTGGAATGGATGCCTTAGACGAAGTTGGTATAATGGGATTAGACGGAGTGTCTTTAACAAAGTTTGCAAAAGCATTTACTAAGAATTATGCAGAATCTCAAAAAGTATTAGTAAATGATATTAAAAATCTAAGTGCATCTTCTTTTGATATGTTAATGTCGCAAGGTGCGGCTCTTGAAAAAGAAGCAAATAAAATGCTTTCTGATGCAGGTATCAAACCAACAGGTAAGGGCAAAGGTGGAAAAACAAGCACACCTGCATTAAAGCAAGATAAAACTCTACTTAATTCATTAAAATCAGAACAGCAGTTATATAAAGATGACTTATTCATGAAAAGAGCCATTGGGCTTGAAATATTGAAAGAAGAAAAAAGACTAGCTGTAGAAGAAGCTAAATTTAATAAAGTATCTAAACAAGCATTATTAAATATAGATAAAGAGTTTGAATTTAAAAGACTTCTTATTGAAAAAGAAGCAATAGAAGAAATACAAAAAATAAGGATTGCAGATAAAGACAAAACGGCTAAAGACACAGAACAAGCTAATAAAGAAGCAGAAAATGAAGCAAAAAAGGTTAATGATAGAAATTTACAAAATGCTCTTACTGCACTAAAGATAGAATCTGATGTAGCTATGAAAATAGCTAATGCTAGTGGTAAAACCACAGCTACTGATAGAATTAAAATATTAGAGAACTATAAAAGCAAATTATACGAATTAGCTTCTACTGGAGGTTATACCGCTGACCAATTTGATAAAATATCAGACGCATTAGTTAATGTTGATGCTGCAATAGCAGGATCACAAGATAAAGTTAAAAGCTTTAATGTTACATGGGTAGATACAATAAATAACATTAATAGTGTTATTATGGATTTTATCAATAACTCTATGGCGGCTTTAGGAGAATCAATAGGTAAAGCTTTAGCAGGAGAGAATATAGATGTTATAAATGTTTTTGGAACATTATTAGCAGATGCCTTAACTCAAATAGGAAAGCAATTAATTGCACTTGCTACTGCATCATTATTTGCATGGGCTTTATTAAAATCCAATAATCCAATAACCGCAGCAGCTGCATTGGTTGCAGGTATTGCTGCTGTCGCTGCTGGTTCTTTTATGAAGTCTAGACTAGAGCAAGATAGAAGTCCTAAAAAGTTTGCAAATGGAGGTATTATTAGTGGGCCTACAATGGGATTGATGGGAGAATACCCAGGAGCTAAAACAAACCCAGAGGTAGTTGCACCATTAGATAAACTTAAATCAATGATGGGAAGTGGTAGCGGAAGTGGGGAATTTGTATTAAGAGGTAATGATTTAATTTTGGCTATACAAAGGTCTAATTCATCATTAAAACTTAGAAGAGGATAATGGCATACGGACAAAAATATTCAGTATTATTTGCAACAAGAGCAAACAAAGATGTTGAGCTTAAGATATGGCAAGATACCTACACAGGTGCTATTATAGACCTTCAAGGGGTTGATGTTAACTTACAGTATATACCAAGTTCAGATGATCCGTATGAGCCTATAATAGCCTCGCAATTAGGAGTGACTATTGACTTTACTGATGACTTATCTGACATTATAAACTTTACTAATATCAATGATAGATTTACATATGTAGAAATGTATGTAAACTCTGTTATAGAATGGGTTGGTTTTGTAATAAATGATGATGTTCAAATATCTTATTCTACAGGTAGAAAGATGGTAGCATTTAATGCTACTGATGGCTTAGGTATGCTCAAGGATATAAAGTTTGTATCGGAGAATGAAAATTATGGTGTAAATGATATAATACTCCTAAAGGATATTTTTAGGGCTTGTTTTAATAGTATTGGGTTTAAGGATGATAGGAATTATATAACAATGTGTTCTTACTATTCTAATTTTATGTATGATAGAGCTGATGAGTCATATGCAGATCCATTTGACCAAGCTTGTTTAAATTATAGGTCACTTTTAGAAGATGAATATAATTATACTAATTGTTTAGATATTATTTCTAACATAGCAAGGTCTTTTGGTTGTAGAATATTTCAAGCTAAAGCTAAGTGGTGGGTAGTTGCTATAAACGAATTTGCAACTATTAATGCTTATTATACAGAATATGCTCCTACAGGACTTAGGGTAAACAATGGAGATGGGAATATAATAAACACATCTTCTACTATTCAGCCATATATAGGCAATACATCAGGATTATATTTTATTGACAATAGTCAACTTAAAATAATAAAGAAAGGATTTTATAAGATTATAGCAGAAGGCAATGTAGAAATTGCTGCTAATTATCTACCAAATGGCGACTTGAGGGATAATGATGGAACGGAAGCTACCTATTGGGTAAGAGATTCAACAGGAGATGGAAGTTGTTTATTAGAGTATGATACTCTTTTAGATTTTTATTTTTTTCAGTTAAGTGCACCATCAGGTGGCTCACCAGGAACAGCAAAAGTAATATTAGATACCAATTCTAATGCTTATGTAACTTCAGGTGATTCATTGCAATTAAACATTTTAATAGGTGCTCCATCACAGGCTGCTGCTATAGGCTTTATAGATATTACAATAATTGCAGGTGCAGTAACCTATTATTTAAACAATGATGCTAAATGGCAAACAACCGCTACATCATATACTGTTTTTAATCCTAAAACAACTGGCCCATCAGAAGACTTTGTATTAGACTTAAAGACAGAAATATTTCCAGGTTCAGGGCCTCTTAGCTTTGCATATAGAATTTCAGAAGGGATTAATATCCTAACCTTAACAAACTTTGTATTAAAAATAAAATCAACTATTTCTGCATATAACCTTACAGGAACATCGATTGAAACTGAACAATATACAAAAACAATAAGCTTACCTTATGGTAGTAGTGGTAGCCAATCTGGATTTCCGTCTGCAAAAGGAACTCTTGTATTAACTGATAAGGCGGTTGCAGAAGGTTGGTATAGATATGGATTTGATCCAGCAGGTGAGTTTTATACCTTAGCTGAATTAATTGTTCAGCAATATGTAAACACATACGCATTAAACATAATAAATGTTGATTGTAATTTAAGCGAGTTTTATACTTCAAATACCAACCATAGGATGCTAAACGCATCAAAGCTTATTTTTGCAACAGACACAGATCCTGCAAGTATAAACATTAGCTCAAAGTCTTATATGTTAGGTAATGCTACAATATCGTACCCATCCAATACGGCAAGTGCTACATTGTTACAGATATCTAATACAGAGATTGAGTGCACAAGAGTAAATAAATACATTCCTCAAACAAGTACATTTTAAATATGGCATCAGTAATTAACGGAACGAATATAGTCTTATATGAATATGATAGCAACGCTATATATTATTTTAATGGAGGTACCGCACAAGGTACTTTTGATACTATTGTGTGCAAGGAATTAAGTAGAAGCCAAGTAGCAGGTACTTCAGTTGACTTTACTAAAACAGGAGCAGGTACAATAGCTTCGTTT